TTGTCGAGCTGCCTGAAGTAAGGCATGAAGATCTGCTGGTCATATCCACTCTCCTTCCACGCCTGAAACCAATCAGCTTCGTGCTCCTCCAGTAGTTCCGGCGGCATTGACTCCTCAAGTTGTTTAATTGCAGCCAGCTGATGGGGCGTGCCACGAAAAAACTGGAAAAACGGCAGTAGGGCAAGACCCATAGCCATCAGCAGCAAGGTCAACTGGATGATGCCTGATGCCACCTATTTTTCAACTCTTGTGTCAGGCAACAGAAGATCCTTCAGATGCTTCACTGCAAGATCATCCAAATCGTTGTCGGTGCGAGTGACGATTTTCTCCAACATCGCCACAATCAACTCTTTGAAAGCTCTGGAGCGCCACATTGTCATGACCAGAGGCTTAAGAACTAGAAGCATTGGATTGACCTAGTTACGCTGTAACGGTAGCTCTGTTCTGCTATGGCCAACAACCCTGAAGAGCATCACGAGAAAGAAGGCGTATCAATGGCAGATATTGTCAAGGCTCTGGTCTTGGCTTGGAGCGCTGCACTGCTCACCGCTTCCTATCTGGGCATCTTCCCTCAAATGAAAATGGACAATACGTTCGTGGCGTCACTGTTGACTGGTGCAATGGCATCATTTGGCATCGAACGAAAGAACAATGGAAATGGCAACAAGAAACCTACTATCGTCGATAACAAAGACACCAAAGCTGGCATCAAATGAACCGCTCACTTTTGGTATTGGGCATCACATTGGCAGCCGCTTTGCCTGCTCGTGCTGATTTAACCCACAAAATCCAAAGCTCAGTACAACTCGATGTTGGCGGAGCGTCCACACGTGCCATCAGGGTTGGCAACAGCTACAGCATTAGCGGAACCGGGGTAGACACCAGCGTCACTTCAGGTGGCTCAACAACTAGCGATGCCCTTGGTGGTCTTGGTGCAGCCACTAATGGCGTCAATGCCATCACGATTCCAGACGCAACCCAAAAGACAGCTGGCAACTCATTCAGCTTCGCAACCAGCTACACCCAAGGTGACACCGTTCCAACGTCAGCTCCGACCGTTGGTGCCGTTCCAGCCTTTGGCGATGTCACCAGTACAGCTGCAGGTGTCAACACTGGCTTGGCTGGCACCATCACCACAGCAGGCGCTGTCACGATCTCGCCAGGCGGAGCCAATACAACGGCTATCGGTCAGGTCATTACTGAGTTGACCACAAGGTGAAACGGCTGATCATTTTGCTGCTGCTGCCATCGTCTGCAATGGCCGTTCCAGTAATCCCCAACTTCAGCCAGGGTGTGGTGTCGTCCCACACTGAGTCCAAAACGATCGTCAAGGAATCAATCGTCTCCGAGAGCTACCGCACTGGCTTTGAGTACACAGTCAGCGGCACAGGCGTTGAGCCAACAAGCGGAGTTGTAAGCCCATCAGCTGGAACCAATACTCTTAACTTCTCCAGTCGCTCAAGTTGGAAGCAAACCGTTCCAGGGGCAGCATTTCAGTTCGCAGAAACGTTCCAAGGTCCAGGGTTGATCGAAAAAGTCATGATCGAGCGCGAGACCATTACTGAAACCGTTATCGACTCCACCAGCACATTTAGCCAATGAGAGCGACAGCTTCTGCTCTGCTGCTCAGCCTGCTTTACACCGCTCCAGCAGCCGCACAAGTCAGTGCAACTGCAAGCCCCGTCAGCAATAGCAGCGGCTCAGTCGTGAACCAAGCGGTTCAAATCACGCCTGGACAGTACATGAAGTATTCAGTCGGTAGTGGGATTCAATGCGATGGAGCCACGCTAAACATCTCGCCTTTTGCGTCTACTACGCACTCTTTTGGCAATCCAGACAATCAGTATTATCAAGAACCTGTCTACGACAACAGCGATAACTTTGGCCTAATCGACCCAGAAACGGGTATAGACGGCCCAGACGGTATTCCTGACAATCCTGGCACGGTGCTTTACTACAAGCCGCAGAGGACAGGCTACCGCCAAAACTTCAGCAATAACTTTGGCATCACAGCCACCTTCTCAATCCCGTTGGACTGGGGGCCGATCAACCTCTGTAAGGACGCGCAACGCAAGCAAGTGGCGCTTTATGAACAAGCCTTAGCCGATAAGCGGCTCAATTACGAGATGGGCAGGCTTTCCGCCTGTGCGAAAGCTCTGCGTGAGGGTTATGGCTTTGCCAAGACCTCACCCTTTTATTCCATTTGCGCTGATGTTGTCCTAAAGCCCAAACCCGTGGAAGGGCACACGCACCAAATCATTTACCCAGAGCGCGTCTCAGATCGCGAATGGCTTGATTCCGGTGACGCTGAATCACCCGCCGCTGCTGTAAAGATTCCGGTTTTACCTTACGGCCAAGTTTCTGATTAACCTTCTTCACCACCTTCTTTGTCACAGGCTTTGCGAGCTTTTGCAGCACTGATGCAATGGGCTTTGCAAAGATCGCCACAGTGGTGGCAATGGCAGCGGTCAATGCAACTGAAACCGTCGGACCAGCATCAGGCACATAGTTATTGATCACTTGCCCAACAGGCACCGGATCCCAAAGCTTTACGCACTTGCCATCCTGCAGCTCATAACCAGCAAGAACCTTCGTTCCAAGTTTGTTAAACGATCCGATTTCTTTCGACCCAAAGGGTGGACACGGTGGATCTTTGGGCAACCTTGGGTTGTCGGGAAGTGTCGAGCCCGACGTTTGTGGAAGAGTGGGTTGCTCCGGAGGACTTGCCACCTCCGGCTTTTTTATGTCTGCCTTTGGTGGTGAGACCCAAGTGAAATCACGCGGTCTGTAGTCAGGAGCTTCAAAGATCGGCACCGCTCCAGTACACAGCGTCACGTTGCCGCGTGGATCTTCCTCAAACGTTTCCGTTCCATTGCCAACAGCAATCCTTGCCCGCACGCAGCCAGGCATATCAATGATTGGGAACCGCGTAGACGTAACTGGTGGTGCTACTGGTAAAACAGGTGGTGGTATCGGCTGACCCACAGAGATCATTGGAACGCCGATCGCCTTTACTCCGATCTCAGGAATCTCTGGCATGAAATCAGAACGGTTTACAGCAGGTCAGCTCTGGATTGAACGCAACCGCAGACGTGAAGGACCGCCTGTTGTTTACACCGTATTGTGCGGCAAAACTGCCAGACCGTTTACCGATCCAAAAGCAATCCTCAAGTGGGTCAAATGGCCAAAAGGTACGCCAACTGGTGACGCGCTACGCGAATGGCTTGCGTCCTTTGAACAGAAAGCTGAAACACCCGCGCCAGAACTTGATATGGCAAAAATCAAGGCTGAAGGCTTCGGACCTGAAGCTCATGACGACGATCCAACCGCCAACACTAAAATGGTGACTTGATCGGCACAGCTGGACCAGTAGTTGTCGGCAGTTCTGGCATCGCCGCATCAATCTCACCTGGAATCATCTCAGTGACATTGCCGGTGATGTCGCCAATCATGTCGGCGGTGTAGTTTTCAATGATTTTAGGGATTCGGGCAAACGCAACGACTGACGCCCCAACGAGCGCTCCAGACATCACGAAACCAAGAACGCCGAGAAGGTTGTAGACCTTTTGCATAAAAAACTCCTGATAAAACAAAAAGCCCCCGCGCTCTGCACAAGTACGGGGACTCCTTGCTGTCTGTGTGAGGAGACGATTGAGTTATAGCTCAGAAGCTGTACTTCATGCCAACTTTGCTACCAACAGACAGCTCATCACCAGTGATGCCGCTCAGCTCTCCGTAAACAGAGGCTTTTTCGCTAACAGCAACAGAGCCGCCGAATTTGCCAGCAAATTCAACTTCGTTGTCAGCACCGTTAGGCATGACCAGAGCAGGACCACCTTGGATGTAGAAGGAATAAGCGCCTTCAGACAGCTCATAACCTACGTCCATCGTGAGCGTTCCACCCAGATAGTCGTCGCCGTAGGAACCACCGTTGAACTCAGGGTTCACATAGACGTCTGCGAGAGCAGGAGATGCCAGCGCAGCTGCTGAAACGGCGACACCACTCGCAATGAGAGTTTTGATCATTGGAAGAAGAATTAACGTTTTCCTTGGCCACGATACTTCTTACGTCCATGGGACGGTTTTGAATGTGATCCATTCCCTTGACGAGTCTTTTTAGGCCTGCTGGGGACAAAATTTTCCCCGCTAAGTGACTTAGCCATCAGATCCCATCAGTTGAGTTCAGGTTTTGGTACTTAAGAGCCAGACCTGTGAACAGGCCATACTGAGGATGTGACACTTGGTCTCGCCCATCCAAGAAAAACAACTCCTCAAGCCATAGCGTTCGAGCGGTCATCGCTTGCACGTCTTCCGCTCCAGGCTTGCCAGCAATCATTGGATCAGGGCGTTTCATCGTTCAACAGACATAGAAAGAAGCGCCCAGCCCAAAACGAGCAGGACGCCAGTTGCGATTCCGGCGAGAAAACTCACCAAGGCGTACCAGCACCAGTGGTCGGAGTGCGCTTCTCGGTTAGCTGTGCATCCAAAGCAGCATGGATTTCAGCCACCTTGTCTGCACCACCAAGAGCTTCTTGCGCCCAAGTAATCGCTTGAGCTTCAGTTACGTCGTCATACGCAACCATGTCATCAGCATCAGGTGCTTCAAGACCGATTGAGCCATACGCTCCAACGGAATAGGTTCCGTCTTCATCGGTGGCGTTCACCGTGTAGTGGAGCGTTGTGATGACACCAGTTGCAAGAGTGCGGTCACATTGACCGACTTTCCAGGTGTAGGTGTTAGCCATGGTGAGAAAAGCTCAGAAACAGTGTAAGCCTGATCAGTCGATCGGGTCAGGCCAAGCAGTCGCGATGTTCGGATTAGCGATCCTCACAGCATCGCCGTCGTCGTCAAGAACGACATTGCCATCAGCATCGGTTTGATTGATCTGCTCAGACCCAGTCATCAGTTCTTTCAACGCAGCAACATCAGAGCAAGCGTCAATCTCGGTCTGACGGGTGTTACAGGCTGTACGGATTGCTGCTCGATACGTCTTCCATGCAGCTGGCATTGTGCTGCTGGTCTCTTTGGCTTTGATAACGCGCCAATCAGACGGTGCAAGCAAGCTGCCAGCAATTTCAGACTGCTTAGTCTTCCAAAGCGTCTTGAGGTCGTCTAAATCTTTGGGATTGTCTACGCCCCAATAAAAACGCTGGTCGTAATTTTGTGAGGTATCAGCAACCCAGGTGATCCCTAGTTCGTCACGCTGTTCAGCAGTGCTGAGACGAAGCCAGTTGGCTGGATACTGAATCTCGTTGTGATCGAACGCAATATCCAACGGGAGCTTGCGATCACCGATTTGATAGCCCATGGGATTAGGACGATGAAGTGAGTTTAACGAGCAAGCCCGCCATTGCTAGAAAATGGATTTTGGGCAAAAGCCATATATATGTAATCGTTTCCATTTCCATTGGCAACCGTGCCAGTAGTTCTTATTTTAAATCCGTTAGACAGTAAGTCAGGAATAGAATTATTTGCTTCAGCGTTATTATAGTTTGCGTATAAAAGCTTGTTGGCTGCATTGTATCCGTCGCGCTTGTAGTCATACATATACCAAGCAGCGGCTCCATCAGTGCGTTTCAACATTAGGAACGCAACTTTAAATCCGGTATATATGAAGGGACCATCGCTCGATCCATTCCCTTCATAACTGCCAAAGCTGCTAAAATTTGCGACAGAAGCAAAGCAGTAGGCGATAAAATTACTGCCGTTCAAGGCTACGCCATTATTAGTGCCGGTGGAAAAAACCGAAGAAGTAGGGGCTGTGTTTTGGAAATAAGTAGATGCTGTGGATCCGGCAGTTGTACCCTGCAAATTCAAAGCCTTAGTAGCTCCAACGGAATTGTGATAAACAATCCAATCTGAAACAGTACTTCTGTTCTTAATTATGAGAAGATAAGGTTCACTGTTCAGACCGTGCCCAATGGTGGCATTACTACCAGTACCGGTCCAAGAAACAATACTAAACCCAGCAGTTTGATTTGCTCTGACACTAGAAGTAATGCTGCCGTCAGTGTTGCTAACTGTTGATGACCCGGCGTCCCAAGCCCAGTTCACAAACGTTGCGCTATCTGACGACCAACCAAACGCACCGTTGTCAGGGCCTGAGCTATAACCGTCACTAGTGAAAGCAGTCAAGCCGTCAGTAGAGGTACGTTCTGCACTAGTTAGATTTGGAAAAATCTCTTTATTTACACCTCGCACTATATCCGTTATTACATGTCGCCCTGCAGCACTTCTGCGCTTTGACCAAACCATGTCAGGGCTAAAATTCAAGCCACTAATGGTTCTAGTTCTACCAGCTCCTGAAGTAGAAGTATAAAGAACAACGTCGAAATAGTCTCTACCGTCGGCAATCGTCGGGGTCGGGAGGTTCGCGGTATTAATTGCTTTGTAACCACTTTGGGGATACACAAACGGGCGTTGGCCGAAGTTTGCGCTCCACGTTTTAGCGTTAGTGTTTCCGCCGTTTACGCTTGGAAAAATACCGCCTCTTAAATCTTCAAATCCACTTTTATTTAAGGCGATGCTATATTGCTCAACGTTGTTTTTAAACCATTTGACATTATTTCCTTCAAAATCAATAGCAACTCCAATAACATCATTTTCATCGTAAGACGCACCACCGCTAATGCTGGTGCCCACTCCTGAATAGAGCAGACCCGTGTACCAATAACCGATAGAGTTTGAAGCGGCAAAACTTGTACTTCCGGTATAACCAACACCGTCTTTGCCGGTAATACTTGTATATCCGTTGCCCATAATTTCCCAATACCATTTACCACTATCAACAAATATTGTTCCAATTACATTGCCTGCTGTTGTTGATGCGTTCTCTAGATTTCCGTTTGACAGCGTTTGCCCAGAAGGCAACGCCAGAGGATTAAACGTGCAATAGCAGCCTGACACTTCTCCGCCCGCACCAGTGTCTGACTGCGTGCCGTTTGTTGGTACGTCAAACAGAACGTCGACGTCTCCTGCGTCTGCACTTACAAGGCGAACATCATCAATGAATATAGGGCCTAAATTAGGCCACTTAGTAGAATCACCGCTTACCCAATCAATCTGAATCCGTTTAACAGTTTTAGCGGACGACAAAGTAAAAGTATCTTGCGCTAGCCAGTTGCTTGTCCCAGACACGTTTGTATCGCTAACTGTTGAATCATCATCAAAAGTGATCGTACAGCGAACAGTAGTTGCCGCATTGTTGTACGATCCGTAAACAACTTTTATGCTGGAGCTGGCGGTTGGTCGAATAGCTTCAGCGAAATCAACGCGGACATAATCTACATTTTTTTTGGTATAACCTTGATTATTTGCTGCCCAGCTCCAGCTTGAATCAAAAGGATCGTTGTAAACAATACCGTTACTAAGTCCAGCGTTGTAGTTTACTGCAGAAGCTGCGAGGTTGTACACGCCAAAGTCATTGTTATTGCCGCTGGAATCATTGCCAATCCCGCTTTCATTAGCGAAGTCGAAAAGATGAAATCCGTTCGTTCCA